GATGACAGTTACTACTGGCAATTCGGTGCAAAAGCAATCAGAGCTACTGAACCTTCCGACCCTATCTTCTCGGCCTCAACCTTTCTGGGAGAGACCTTACAAGATGGGCTGCCGAAGATGGCAGGGCACGAAACATGGAAGGATCAAACCCTCCGTGCCAAACAAGCTGGTGGTGAGTATCTCAACTACCAGTTTGGATGGGTGCCGTTTGTGTCTGATCTCCGCTCGTTTGCCAAAGCGGTGAGCTCGTCTTCTCAGGTGGTTTCCACTATGAGGAGTCAAGCAAATTCTAAGATCAGACGACATCTCAAGTTGAAGCACGATAGTAAATACGACACCGCTTATGCGGACGCATTTATCGCGACCCCAGGGTCGTGGTCTATCGGCTCAACTCCCACGTACGCGACTTCCTCTTTTACAGAGGACATGTGGTTCGACGGTTGTTTCCGTTGGTACCTGCCCCTAGATAACTCTATGGGGAGTCGCTTCAAGAGGTACCGTGCTTACGCACGCAAACTCTACGGGGTAGAACTTACTCCCGAAGTAGTTTGGAATATCTCTCCGTGGTCCTGGGCCGTCGACTGGGCAGCTGATGTTGGCACTTTAATGCACAACACCAGCGCGCTCGGCCATGACGGTCTGGTTTTGCAGTATGGCTATGTCATGCATTCTCAGGTTAGTGAATTGGCTATTCACGCTCCTGAGATCGGTGCATGGCGGTCGTCATCCATTTCTCGAAAGAGAAGGGTGCCTGCAAACCCATATGGTTTCGGCGTTTCATCTGACGGTCTAACAAGTCGTCAGATAGCCATCTTGGCAGCTCTAGGGTTAGCCCGAAAAGATGCCACGAGAATAAGCGGATAGGGCGAAAAGAATCCTATCCGTGACATCCCATGACTCAGTGATACTGGGTCTATACCGAAGGAGCATGCCTCAATGGCATTTGCCGATCCGCAGTCTGTCACTATTAGTGGCTCTGCTATCTCCCTGCCGCGTACTTCTAGCGGCCAGAACTCTGGCGCGTTCACGTCTAACGACGGCCTCACCAAGTTGTCGGTTTCCGACAGCTATGGGGGGCGAACGCGTCGAGTTCTGCGCCTTGACTCTCAGAAGGTAGCTGCTGATCCGCTTCTCAGCGGTGTCAACAACTCCTACAACATGTCAGCTTACCTGGTGGTTAACACCCCCAAGGTTGGCTACACTGTTGCTGAGGCCAAGGCTGTGGTCGATGCACTCGTCGCATATCTTGCGGCGAGTTCAGGGGCCCGCGTTACCCAGCTTCTGGGTGGCGAGAACTGACTGATTGAGGGGATCTCCTTCATTCAGATTCAACAATCTCAACCTGTTTGAAGGAGTCTCTCATGGGGTACACTTCGTACCTGTCGGATTCACATTCCTTACATACCATTGTCTGGTGTGATAGGATTGATGACCTTCATATGGTCGTCTGTGAAGCCGATCACTCAGTTTCCACTGTGACCGATCCTAATCAGATCGATTGCACTTCGAACAAGCGTCTGCTGGAGATAGTACTTGAACAAAAGTACCTCTACCAAAGCGGTCTGCTTGGTGCGAAGGGTGACAGAGTGGAGTTCGGATCCAAGTGGCATGATGACCACTGGGATTACCGAGCTACACTGCGGATTTGAGGCCAAGGAACTCGAGCCCACTTGAAAGTGAGCCCTGTTGAAAAGCCTCGTTCTGCTCTGGAGGGTCATGGCCGACGAACTGGCCATGACATGCTGTACTAGCGCGACTCTCGACTATAAAAAGCTCGAGAGGCGAGTCGAACAGGAAGGTGTATCGTTTTTGACGATCACTCTTCCATCCTTTGGAAAAGACTTCGAAAGATGTCTCGACCAAGGTTTTGTTGACGCCTACGCCTTCCCTGGTTTTGCTAGGAAGGGCGGTCTCCCTCTATTTCTAGGGGGTTTCCTACGTCACGTGTTCGACTCAAGTGGTGTCATTCTGGCTGATGTTTCCGGGGAAACCCGGGATCTCCTCATCGATTCCATCTTTGCTGTGAGGCAGCTTTCAGGCCTCTACGCAAAGATTGAGCTTCCGTGCAGTGATGAACGGATAACTCACGCGATGAAGGGATACATCAGTTGTGAACAGGAACTGCAAGAGAAGAGTAGTACTATTTCTGAGGAAAGTCTTAATGACTTCCGCAGAATTTCTTCTCTGGTCTTTCCTCGGGTTCTCTCTCACATGGATAATCTTATCTATGCTGGGAGGCTCCGGGGAAAGCACGGACCGGGTGCGACTGCTGACGGACTCACCGGAAACGGTAAGTTCGATCAGCATGAGTGGCCTTCGCGTTTAGAAAAGGTGTTCCCTGCTAGGGAACATCTTATCGCGAACTGGTCTCACCAAGACCAGTTGGACCGTGTACAGCTCCTTGAACCTGATGCGGAGCGACCCGTAAAGGTCATCTCCGTGCCTAAGACGCTCAAAACCCCTCGGATCATTGCGGTCGAGCCAACCTGTATGCAGTATATGCAGCAGGCCATGCTCGAGCCACTGGTCGAGGTCCTGGAACCTGAGTCTCCTGCTCTCAAAAAGGGCAGAGACCTGGGTTCCTACTTCTTGGGATTTCGGCACCAGGACCCAAACAGGGACTTGGCACTCCGAGCTTCCAAGGAAGGAGATCTGGCGACGCTCGATCTGAGCGAAGCTTCCGATCGTGTTTTGAACAAGCTTGTGCTGGCGCTTTTGCATCGAAATCCTCTTTTCTCAGAGGCGGTGCAAGCAACGCGCTCTTCACAGGCTCGTGTACTTGTCAAGAACGAGGAGATTGTTCTCGATCTTGTCAAGTTCGCATCTATGGGTTCTGCACTCACTTTTCCGATCGAGGCGATGATTTTCCTTGTCGTCGTCCTGATTGGGATCGAAAAGAGTGCCAGGATGCCACTCACCCACAAGAAGGTGAAATCTCTTGTGGGTTCACTGCGCATCTACGGGGACGAT